ACCTGGGGCTGTGCCTGGATGACGGTGGCCGAGGCCTGGAGCGCCCGGTTCAGGGCCTCCGCCTTCAGGGCCACCTGCGCCCGGGCGATCATGGAGATGTACTTGATGTTGATGCCCTTCTGGATGTACTTCTTGATCATGTCGGGCAGCGGGTCGAACTCTCCGGCCTCCCACATCTCCTGGAAGACGAAGCGCAGGACCGGGAGCAAGAGCTCGTTGTTCAGCCGCCCCAGGATGGCGCCGAAGGAGCGGTACTGCTCCTCCTTGCGGTAGGACATCTCTTGGGCCGTGGCGCGGTCGATCTGCGGGAGGCGGATCTGGTTGATGAAGAATCCGTCCTTCAGGCTGTTGTGCAGGTACTCGATGATCTCCAGCCCGATTCCCGGGTTGCCGCCCGTGCCGATGGGCTTGATCTCCGCGGACCCAGGGCGCCGGTAGTTGGCGCCGAAAGGCTTCCACTTCAGCGGGCGCACCAGGGAGTTATCCTCCATCTGGAGCGGCGGGGCGATTGTGAGCTGGCCGCCCTGGAGGATGACCTTCATCATCGAGTTGGCGGTCTTGATGGTGGGCATCTTGTCGATCATCGGCGAGCGCCCGTAGGCCTCGTCGGAGAGCTTCACGAAGCGGGGGACCGCCGCCGGGAAGGAAGAGAAGAACTCGGTGGCCACTTCGATCTTCTTCTTCTGGAGGATGAAGATGGACACGTACTTCATGGTGTCGGACGGGCGCGGGCCGTACTCCTCGCGCCAGGGGACGATGCACTGGATGAGGTCGTACTTCTTGACCTTGCCCGACTCGCGGCAGGTCTTGTACTCCTCCTTCATGTCCTCGTCCATCCACTTCTCGCCGAACTCATCGACGATCTGCTGGAGTTCCCACTTCAGGCACTTGAAGATGGCCACCACCTTGCCGTAGCCGTCCTCCTCGATCGCGCACTCGTAGATCTGGTTGGCGATGAAGCGGAAGAGCTTCTCCTTGTCCTTCAGCATGAACAGGGGGGCGGTGCCGAAGGAGGGCAGGTCCTCGAAGATGGAGTGGATCTCGGTGGGGAAGTTGGACTCGTTGATCCTGCGGGTCATCTTGTTCCGGGAGGACTGGAACCACTTCTGGGAGTCGATGTCGTTGTCCACCTCGGGAACGCCCATCATCAGCTCGAACCAGTCCACCACCGGGTTGAACATCAGGGTGTAGAGGGCATTGGCCAGTTCCCGGTTGTAGGTGGTGGCGGAGTCGTCGAAGAGCTCGATGGTCTTCTTCTCTCCACCCACCATGGACTGGAAAATGTTATTCTTGTTGGGCACGCCGTAGTCGCCCACGTCCTGCCAGAGGGAGGTCCAGTTGGCCCTCTCGGAGAGTCGTGCCTCGTAGCGCTTTAGGAGCTTAGAACAGACCGTTTTTTCCAAGGGCACTGTTGTCTCCTATGAGCGAGGGGAGGTTGGAGGCGGAACCGAGCATGTACTGGGCCCGGCCGGGGGTGCGGATCCGGCGCTTCCTCTCCTCCGCCATCAAGCGCTGCATCTCGACGTTGGGGTCCACGGGGGCCAGGGTGGCCGCGGCGGCCTTCTCCACGTCGGTGAGCTCGGCGGCCTGGTCCTTCAGGGCGTCCAGGGTGGCGTAGGGCAGGCCGGTCATGGGATTGTACATCATGGCAGACTTCAGGGTGTTTTTGGCAATGCCTTTCAGGTCACCCGTAGCGATGGACTTTCCCAGGTTCACGGCGGGTTCAGTGAAAGACTTAAGCACTTTCTTGAGCTTCAGCCCCATAACGCTCCCCAAAAATGTCGATTATCCATGAATATCGTAACTCGAATCCGCGGTTTCGGGCAAATCATTCCTTTCTTCTCCCCAATGGCGCCCAAAACCGGGTTCATAGGCCATGGCAAACTGCCGGATGGCGTCGGCGGCGTGGGAGGCGAAGTCGTGCTGGGGTTTGTCCGAGAAAACCTTGTGGAGGGGGTCCCATTTCCGCTGGTAGGCCCTCAGGGCCTCGATGCCGACCTTGCATTTCACGGCGTCGAACCAGATTTTGGGCAAAATCCTGCGGACCGCCTCCACGTCGTCGGCCACGGAGGCCGATTTGGGCATGACCCGCACGTTCCTGAGGCCCTGCTCGTGCAAAAAAGTGATCCGGGGCTTGGCCGTCTCCAAAGAACGGGCGGCGATGTCGTGGGGAAAGACGTGGGCGTTGTAGTTGTAGGGCCTCTGGTGCACCTGCCTGACCCAGAAGTCCAGTCCCTTCCCGTGATCCTCCATGTAGTCGATCATGTGGATCTCCTTTCCCTGCTCCTGGGCGAACCAGATGGCCGTGGAGTCGGAAACCCCGATGTCCCAGTAGGTGGACACTGGTGCGGAGGGGTCGTGGGGGACGGAGGTGATGCGCTTTTGGGCCAGGGCCTCGTCCATCAGGCGCTGGTAGTAGTACCCGGCCGGGGCCGCCGAGAAGTCGCACTCGTACTCCTGGCGCCAGGCCTCCAGGGAGTACTGCTTCTTCATGTTCTCGATCTGGTGGGGCTGGAAAACGCCCGTGTCGTAGATGCTCTGGATGGTGCAGAACCACTCCGAGTTGGGGTTTTGGGCGTCGGCCAGGGCCGTCAGGTAGAGCTGCTTGAACCGGTTGTCCCCCTTGGGGGTCCCGCCCACGATCTCCCACCCGTCCCGGTCGTCCAGCGTGGGGTTGAACACCTTGTCCCGCACGTCCGGGTGCATGTCCGCGAACTCGTCGTACACGATGCCGTCGAAGTAGAGACCCCGGTGGGCGTCGTAGTTGTCAGCACCCAGGCAGTAGATGGTGCACTTGCCCCGGGGATGGTCGTAGGTGACCTTGAGCTCGTTCTCGTACGCCTTCCACCCCGGGAAGTTCTTCGTGTAGTGCTTGAGGTAGTCCCAGGCCACCTTCTTCGCCTGCCCGATGGTGTTGGCGATGTACCCATACTGAGGGTTCCTCAGCGGGGACCCATCGAAGGGGCTCATCTTGGAGAACTTGGCGGACTCGTCCACGATCTCGTTGACGAAAAGGACGGTTTTGCCGCCCCGGCGGTGGACCACGACCACGTTCCTCTTCTTCTTGGAGCGGTGGATCCTGGACTGCCACGGCCGGGGGGCATAGCCGGTCGATATGCGCTGGACGGCCATTTACAGTTTGGCGGCGCCAGGGGCCTTTTTGGGACGCCCGCCCTTACCCTTCGCCTTGGGCGCCGGGGCCGGAGGCAGGGACTCGGTCACCGGGGCGGGAGCGGGCGCCTGTTCCTGTGCAGGTGCACCACCAACCTCTTCACCACCAGCGAGCGTGGGGGCCTGTTCCGGGGCGTCGGTCTCCTCAGTGATGGGGTCCCCGTTCTCGTCCACCGGGGCGGGCACGCCCGCTGCGCTAATCCTCTTCTCCACCACCGGTTCGGGGAGGGCGCCCGTGCCATTTACGTTCTTGAAATGGTCCAGGTCGTAACGCTTTCCGTCGATCAGCACTTGCTTTTTTGCCATTTGCAAACTCCAGGTTGGACTTCAATTTTCGGATTATACGACCTTGATGATTGCACTTCTTTTTTAGCTGGGCAACATCGTGCTTGAGCTCCCGGTTTTCATCCAGGAGGGACTGGAGGAGCTCTTTTTCTTTCATTTTTAAATTCTGACACCCACCGAATTATTTGCAAGGTGAAATATATCCCGGCAGGTACGAACCGGTTTCCGCCACCAGGTTGCACTTCTGTAATTAACACACTGTGTTAAATTGGTTTTTATTTTCTGTGGCGAGGGGTTGGAACCTCCACCACAATGTTGCGTGGGGGGGCCTACCCACCCTTCTGTATTTTCGCCTACCTACCTAGGATCTACGGCCCCCTTCCTATATAGGTGGACCATCCTACCTCATGTACTGTCTGACCATGTAATGATTACACACTGAATTAACATGGTGCGCTAGGCGTGATAGGCTAGGTAAAAATGCAACGTAAAACTGGAGAGTGATCCCATGCCTAGCACATCCACCAGCATGCGAGAAATCCTAAACTACAGAGTAGCTGTTCGCCGTCTAGGCCAACTAGAGGACCTACTAGGAAATAATGAAGAATGGCTAGAGTTTGAGAAACAGTTTAACCAATGCGTTGAAGGAAGTTTGCGCTGGCCCCTGTTTATTGTTCGCATCTCCCGTAGACTGGACGAACTACACGCCTCCGAAGGTCTATAATGGAGCGCCACGCCTAGGGCGCCTCCATAATTCTCAACATCCGGTATTCACGACAATATGTAATATTTACGCACCGCTTGCATGATTGCGGGTATTGCGTTAATACTTGCCCACCAACGAATTAACCGCCCGCGTTCATTGCGGGCCACAACGTGGAGACCCTTATGTACCGTTCCAACAACATCCCCGCCACCAAGCGCCTCGCCGTCGCCCTCATTGGTACGGCCCTGTTCACCTTCGCCACCGCCGCCATGAGCGCCGAACTGGAATGCGTGACCCTCGGTAAAGGTAAGAAGGGCCTGGCCTATCCGATCAACGCCCTTGCAAAACAGATGACCGAAGAACACGGCGTGAAGACCTGTAACCGCTCCGACTTCTTCGAATACGCCGTTAAGAAGGCCGGCCACACCATCAAGATCCGCAAGGCCACCGAGGCCGAAAAGACGGCCGTCTACGAGGCCAAGCTCAAGGGCGAATAACTCCCGCGACCATCGATCTTGGAAGGGCCCGGCGGATGCTGGGCCCTTTCTTTTACCCGGAGAGGTATATGCCCTACGCCGTTTACGACTGGGCCGGAAACCGCATGAACTGGGGAACATTTCCCAGCTTTGAGGACGCCTGGTCCGAAATTATTGAACGCGTGCCCGACGAAGAAGGACACGGGGACTATTTCGTGGGCGACACGGCCAATGAACGCATGTCCCGATATTTGGAACCCAATCACCCTAACGAAGGACGAGGGAAATATGCTTAAACTAAGTTTAATTCTGGCCCTCCTGGCCGCCCAATACGCCAACGCCGCTTGTTTCCCTGGTGAAACCTTAGACGCCCCAGCTTGCGAGGCCAACTATATCGCCTGCACCCACGGGGAACTAGACGACTGTACCGAATTCCTGGAATACCTCAGTGATTCAGAGGCCAACATCACGTCCGACATCTATACAAACTTCGACGCCCAAACTGATTTTAATGAATGGAGATAATTTAAATGGATAACATAAGAGTGTATTTAAAAGTTAAAGCAGTTATGAAAGGCAAACGAAAGGCCAGCATTCAATTATTGCATATAGGGGACCTCCATCATGAGGGCCCCATAGATGCTGATATGGTCGTAGAATGGGAAAGGAAGGCCTGGCGAAAGGCCCAAGATATATTCTCAAAATTTAAAAATTCAGGGTCTATAAACTTCCATAAAATGAATATTGATGGAGATATGTTGGAAGTTTACATGCAACCCATTAAATCCGTTTTAGTTATGAGTGATTTAGGGATTATGAGTTTATGAGTATAAATTTAAGAGAATATGGAGACCTGGAAAACCTTAAATCTGACGCTAAAATTATGCACGATATACTCAACCGACAGGGAACAAATTTCGTTGTAGATTGCATAGCGGATTATGTGGGTTTTACTGTAAATAAATTCGAATTATTCGGAGACAGTGCCACACGTATTAAAAACTCCCTAATCAACGAATTAAAGGAGGCCATAAATGAGCGAATATAATGGCTGGAGCAATTGGGCCATCTGGAATGTGGCCCTTTGGGTTGGGAATGATGAAGGCCTGTACCATTTGGCACGCGACTACCGCGTGCGCGGGTACAAGGCCTTTGCCGAGGCCCTCCGGGAGCTGGGCCTCATTGAGACGCCCGACCAGGCCTCTTATTCGGACTCCGCCCTTGACCTGGACGCGCTGGATGAGATGCTTAAGGAACTATGATTAACGACCTGATCTTGATCGCCTTGGGCCTTCTGGCCCTCATAGCAATCGGCCACCCTTAACCGGGGCGGGTAGGGCCTCCGGCGTTTCTTCCATGGGCGCCGGGGGCCCTATTTCGTTTACAGTCTCCGACCTTTCTGTTATTTCCCGGGCCTCTCCTCCAATCTCAACTAAAGGCCTGCGGTCAATGCCCGTGTCCACGACAAAACTCAGGCCGCCAGTGTGCCCCACCTCGACCTTCTCCTTGAAATCCTCCGGGTGGGCGTTTTTGGCCGTGAATTTCATGGCCTCCCAATGCCCCTGGCCGCGCCTGCGCTCCTCGCCCGTTTTCGGATCTACGTCCAGATCTTCACTGCCCGTGGCCTTGGCCGTGAATTCTTGGTCCCAAAATGCCAAACTGGCCGCCTCCCCGATCTCGCGGGCCGTGGCAAACTCCTCATGAATTTCTGCCCACTCCTCAATAGTTTTTGTGGACACTCCAATGGAACCGGCAAAAGTCTTGAACCGGCGACCTTTGCGCATCCACTCAATGAGCTCCTGGGCATAGATCGGCTGATAGGAACTCCTCCGTATATTCTCAAGCATCGCCTGTTTGGACACCAAACCGTTGCTCATAGGAACACCCGCACCATAGTTTTAAAGCTCATAAAAGCCCTCCTGGGCCCTTCAGGGCCTTCACCCGCTCCTGGGTATACCTCTGGGTCTTCTCCCCGTGGCAAAGGCCGCACAGGCGCTGCAATGAGGCCTTGGAGGGCCACAGGAGGGTCATGAACCTCTCCCAGTCCACCTCCACCTCGGTTTTTGAAACAACGCTCACCGCCGTGGTAATCTCCGTTATATGGTCCAGCTCGATCGAATCCTGCGGGAAAGCTCCCTGGCACGCCTGGCACGTGTTGAACCAAACCTTCCTCACCTTCCCGTTCTTGAAGGTCCCCACCACCCTCTGGAACCTTCCCTCGTTCTTGATGGCCTTCAATTCCTCCGACCACATGGAGAGCTGCCGGAGCTTCCCCTTCACCATCTGATAACTCTTTTTGGACATGCGCATGACCAAGCTCCTGAGTGAACACCGCAGAAAATGCCAGTATCGAAAGCGTATTCTATTCTACCTCAAACGCGAAGGTCTCACCCAGGTCGCCTGGTGCCGCCGGCACGGCATGGACAAGGCCCACGTCAACCGCCTCCTGAACCTCAAGACCCGCCCCACCCCGCATTGGGCCTTCCGGCTGGCCCAGGCCACAGGCGGCGCCTGCCCCGCCCTCGACACCCTCATCGAGGCCGACTACCTGTCCAAGTTCTTCTGGAAGGGCCAGAAGGCCCCGAAGGCCAGGCCAACCGAAAAGCGGATCTTGGCCAAAACCAAACGCCCACCCAAATCTCGTCCACGCCGCAAACACCTAAACGTAATTAACGCTTTTGGTTAATTCACTGTGCAATTAACGCGGCGGATATGCGAGGATGGACCAAGAGTTTTGGGCCTGCACACACACCGAGCTTAATACTACTCACGCAAAGAATTTCTAAGGCGTTTTCCCCCTTTTATACTATTATAGAGCCATGACGCGTATACCTATCAATTACTTAGTATTTAACCAATCGCATAATCGACCACTGCCCTGTGACATTTTTACTGCGTCATACAGGGTGTGTGCAAAGACTGAATTGACGCAATCCTGTAGTCAGTTTGACTTAATTCACCATGTTAATTCCTCAATAAAACACCCATTGACGAATTATTTTTTCAATGTTGACTTGGTTTCTCCCATAATTTAAAACTCTCCTCGGCCTCCTGTTGGCTCGGTGACATGTCCGACGGGTTGCCAGGCGAGAGTTTGGATACTCGTCGCATCGATCGCCAACAGGAGGCCTGCTTTTGACACCTAAAGAAGTCGCCCAGCTCATATTTGAGAACTGTCAGGTTCGTCGAATACAGGCCCCCAATTCCCGAAAAAGTGTAATGATCGAAATCAACGGGAGCTGCTACAACCCGTTGAACCTGAAAATTTTCCTCACCAGTGGGAAAATGACTTTTCCGGGCATCTCCATGCAGGAACTCATGGCCTTCGCCCCCTCCATCTTCATCTCCCTATTGGACCACCTTCCCGAAGAGAAACCCGCACCCAAGACCATCGGCGGCCCCAGCACCAACCAGGCCCTTTACGAGTACACCCAAGAAACCCTCATCTGCGTCGCCGACCTCTCCGACCGGGAAAAGTACCTGGTCTTCGACCGCTCCCGGCAAGAAGTTTCGGAGATGGACGCGGAGAGGTATTTCCACATCAAGGGCAAGCGCACCTTCGATCCCTCTCTGGTGGTTTGGGGCCGGATTTCCTACGAGCCCTACATTGAGGCCTCGGAGTGGACCGAACCCAACGACATGGGCATCGACATCCCACACTTCAACGCCCACAAATTGCCCGCTTGGCGCAAGCGCCCCGACCTGACCAACCCCACCTGTCCCCCCATCTTCGAGAAGTTCTTCGCCCATTTTTTTGAGAATGAGGCCTCTCGGCAGTTCTCCTTGAATTGGTTGCGCACTTCCATATGGGGCCGCAATGAGACAGTCCTCTGCTTCAACGGGGCCAAGGGCACTGGCAAGAACCTCTTCGCCACCCTCTGGAAGTCTTTGGTGGGGAAGGAGAACTACCACTCTCCCGACAAGGACATCGTGGAAAGCCGGTTTCTGGGGGAATTGAAGGACCGCCGGGCCATCTTCATCGACGAGGCCCGCATCAACACCGACGAGGCGGAGAACTTCATCAAGATCATCTGCAACCGGGAGGCGACCCTTCCCGAGAAGTTCAAGAATACGACCGGACTTTCCCGCCTGGACTTCTCCATCATCCTGGCCGCCAACCGGGAAATCGACCTGCGAGTGGAGGAGAATGATCGACGTTTTTCGGTGCCGGAGATCACCTCCGTGCGATTGGATAGGGTGTTCACCAAGGCCGAGCGCGACCAGCTCTGGGCCGCGGTGGAAGATCCTGAGATGGTTTACCAGTTCGGGCAGTACCTCAAGCACTGCTGTGACTTCTCGGAGAGGTGGGACAAGGCCAGCGCCTACAAGGAAGATCGCTTCCGCCGCCTATGCCAGATCTCCCTGCGCGAGTGGGAGAGCTTCACCCTGGACTTCCACCTGGGGCAGTTCCAAAAGGGCGTCATGCGGTACCTGTTCTCCGACATGGCCATCGACTACGACTACAAACACAAGCGCCACTCCCTGTCCCAGAGGGCGGTGAACTCCTTCCTCAAGCGCCCCTACCGCGGCGTGATCTTGGGCCACATGAAGATGGATAAGGAAAGGCAGGTGTGGGTCCACATCAGTCAGGAGTTGATCGACAACCCCGACGCCGTGAAGGAATGGATGAAAGACCTATACGAAGTTGAAGATGATTTTGAGAGTAAACCCAAGATTAATTTAGGGAGCTTGTTATGAACTTGCGCCTCAAAATTAAGGCCTACTATAAATCCGGCAATGCCGTTGTGTACGCCATTGAAGGGACGAAATGGGACAGGGAATGCACGGCCGCCTATGTTTCGGCACCTGAATACGACCTTCAGGAAGGTGTGGAATATTTGATGGAAAATGGGTGGATAAAAACAGAAAAGGATAAATATGAAAAGAATTGAGGTGACTTCGTCCACCAAGTCCAAGAAGGGCACCATCTGGGTGCAGGTGAAAGTGCTAGACGGTGAAGCGCCCAAGGCGGGTGAGATTTTCCAGTGTGAGAAGGTGGGCGAGGCCGTTAAGGGGAAAGAGGAAGAAGCTGAAACCCATTAATTATACTTATAGGAGGACATTATGAGAGCGTTTGAGTGTGGGATTTCTAAAGAGGAATTCGTTAAGGAGCAGAAGAAACATCAAAAGGCAGATAGGTTTATCCGGGGTGATTATGGTGAGGTAGAGGATACCTTGAAGGAATTTCGGGGGTGCGCCGTTGGATGTGCGTTGAAGACGGTGGCCATGAAAAAGAAAATCGAAATTTCGACAAGTGATCATTCCCTTTATGAGGTCCATTTAGGCATTCCTCAGTGGCTGGCCAGATTAGAGGATACCATCTTCGAAAATGTGAGTGTAGAAAGGTCCCGCACTTGGCCTGTAGAGTTTGCTGAAGCAATCAACCAAGGGGCAAATCTCGATAAGGTGAAAAATCCTTTCATACTCTATGTCTTGGAGTCCAATCTTCGCAACTTTGATCACAAAAAATCTCCTGATGTGAAGAAGTGCATTGAAGATGTGATCGCCTTGTACCACCACCCGAATATTCCGGCGGAGTCGGCGAGGTTGGCGGCGGAGTCGGCGGCGTGGTCGGCGGCGGAGTCGGCGGCGGAGTCGGCGTCGGCGTTGGCGGCGGAGGCGGCGAGGTTGGCGGCGTGGTCGGCGGCGGAGTCGGCGGCGTGGTCGGCGGCGGAGT